GGTCTTCCATGTTATCCCACCAATTCCTGAAATGCTTTGACTATTTCATCCACCGTCAGTTTATCGATACAAGGTTCTTTGCATCCTCTAAAACGCCCCCAACAATTTGTAAGTCTTTTACAGTATCTCAATTTATCAGGTTCAACATTTCTAATTTTTGATGGATCACCTACAGGACCTGTAACTCGTGATGGAGCAGGCCCATAAAGCACCACGACAGGAGTTCCTAAAGCTCCTGCAAGATGGGATGGAAAGGAGTCGATCACAATAGCCCCTTTTGCTCGTTTCATTAACCACGCTGTCTGATTAAATGTAAGTTTTCCTCTTAAATCCAACGTTACATCAGGACAATAAAGATCATCCAATGAACCAATTTGAATAGTTGGATATGGAATTCGTTTTACAACTTGGTTCATGTTTTTGTATGTTCGATAAAGTTTCTCCTGACCAGATGAATGGATAATTACAAAATGTTCTGGAAGTTGGATAATATTGATAGGTTCTTCATGGATAAAGAAATCATTTGGTTCCACACCTAATAATTTGTGATACATATCAGACAGTTTCACATCTAAACTATTAAATTCACCTTTCAAAATTCTATCCCCATGTGGATTATAGCAAATTTCATATTTATTGAATACAGACTCGTCCCAATCAATTAATGAATCGATATAAGGATTGTTTTTTAAAATATTAAAGTACTGCTTCTGTGTCATATAGATAAATTTTTTATCTGGATGTCTTTCTTTCAGTGCCTTGAAACTTCGTGTTGTCATTAGAACATCACCAGCAGATGAATGTTGTGCAAACACAAAAGCATTTTGAATCTTTGGGGCTTGGACGATATTGCCTAAAAAATCATTTATATTGGAAGGACAATAAAATTTTTTAGCAGAATTAGAAATTTCATTACTATTTATTTTATGATCAATGGCTTTGATCATTCCATCAAGGATTTTGTTTTCGTCACAACCTTTTGTTTCTATCCAAGATTGTCCACCACTTGTATAAATTGGAATATAACAAGTTCTGTCAGGAACAACATACTCGACTCCAGGAAGTCCATTAAAATCTTTATGTGCAGTTGTATCAGAAATCAAAACTGGGATACCACACAACAAAGATTGAAGCACAGTCCATGACAAACCTTCTTGAAGAGAGCAATTCACATAGCAATCAAAAATAGAATAGAGTTTTGGCATCAAATTAAAAGGCAGTTTGGTATGTGGGTCTTTGAAAAAAATTTTATTTTTTGGAAATTCCAAATCACTGATAAATTGTTCTAAATTATACACTCCATTATCCAACGATGTGTGCATATAAAAATAAACATTGTCTTTAATATCAATGAGTTTTCTAAAAGCTAAAAGAGTAGTTTGAGGGTCTTTTCGAAATTGATTTCCACAAACACATCCAAACAAAAACCCATTCTCAGGAATAAAAGGAAATAGTTCTTTTTTCAATTTAATTTTTCGAGATTCATCTATTGGATGAAATAACTCCATGTTCATCATTGGAGGACGAAATAGTGATGTATTGGGTAAAATATCTTTTGTTAAATTATATCCAAACTCAGAATAAAATCCAATATGATCAAATAATTTTAAGAAATCTATCCATTCTTTCCGAACATAATGGATATCGTATGGGATAATTCCTAAAAAATAGAACTTATTTTCTCGTTTTAGATTTTTAATGTCAGGGAAAATTCTGAGATAACGCCAAAAATCGATACCAACAAACAATAAAATATCAATTTTTTCATTACTTAAAAATTGAACCAGTTTTTTATTGCCCCATTCATCCTTTTCCTCTTCAGAGGACACAATATCTGGAACTATTTTTAATGTTGTTTCTGGATTATAGGTGGGAACATTTGCAGGACAAAAAACAATGGGATTGTATTTAGACAAATTTAATTTTTCAAGTATTGACAGCATCATCATACTGTTGCCAGTAAAACCAAATGGATGCTCGCCAACCATCAAAACTTTTTTCTTCATAACTTCCTCCTTTGAGGATTGAACTACCTTGTGTCATTGGATAGAACAGCCAAATCAACTCCTTCAAAAATGTTTCGAAAAACAACATTCACTTTGTAATATTCTCCTGATCTTGCTAAATATCTATCCTTTTCTTGGATTTTGTAAAAATTATCTAAATATAAATAATGGTTAATTTCTGTTTTATCTCCAATAGGTGGTAAAATGATCTCATTTACACGAATGTCTGTTTCAGCTAAAAGAGCATAAACATCGGCATATTGTGTTACAAAAGAAGGATTTTTTCTCATAGTTGTCCTATCCCAATTCGATTCACCGGACAACCTTTGAATTTCGCCACTTACATTACATTTGTAAAAAATTACGTTGTATTGAATTACTTCATCTTCGAAATATATAGGTGTACAACTTGTGGCAAGATAGGGAATATTGTGTATTTTGATTATGGTTCCTGATTTTATCGATGATTGGTATCCAACTTGTCCATCAACAAAAACTTCACGAATGAAAGGACGTGTAGCTTGATTATTTATTTTATAGAAGATTCGCTCAGATTTGGAAAAAGAAAACGACTTCGAGACAGGGTCATAAACTCGAATCAACGTGGACACCCCAAGTTCGTCCAATGCTTCCTGAATATCTGGCCCTATTGTCATCGAAGTCGTTTTCCTTTTTCAGATCATCTTGCTTTGTAGGTAACATCTCTACCTAAATAATCGTAGATGAATCCTGCATCGACTTTCATTCCGCCATACAAATAAGCAGCAAGTACTTCGTCTCCAAAAAGCTCTGGATTATCCTCCATTACTTTTTCAAACTGCTGATCCATCATTGTGATCAAACTCATGTAATGCTCAAAGCGTTGATTCAGGTTGATCGTATCATACTTAAATTTATGAGCACTCTCTGACATCAAATAAAAAAACAGATGTCGTTTAGCTCGATTCTTTAGCCAAAGAATACGAAACGGATCATCTGTTGGAAGGTCAAATCCAGTCTCTCTTTTGGCATCTTCGATTGCATTTGCATAATCGTCTTCAGCCAATTTTGAAGACAAAGATTTGACCTCTACTTTTACCAGATCAACCATATCATCTGAGGTCATTTTTTCTTTTTCCTGATTCTTTTGGTCGGTTCTATCGTTTCCTCAATTACACCAGATTCAGGTGCTGAAGTTGTATCCTCATCGTACACAGGACTCCGATCTTCATAAATAATTTTCAAATGGTTTGATCCACACTCGATTTCGGATACAACTTCATGAGGTAGAGGGGGATAAAGGATAGTCCCCCTCACATAGACTTTACCGGCCACTTTCAATGATGTAAGAAACTCGCATTGTTTGATAGTAGCCATACTACCTCTTTTACTCAACAGTCAGGATATAGACTGCATCGTTTTGGTACAGAACCGGAAGACCTTTGTCCTGCACTCGAATATACATGCCTTCGGGGTCCCAAGTTTGATCCACATCCGCCTTAATACCATAATGGCGATCCAGACCAAAAGGAGCACGTTTGAATTCAGCGATCTTCTGTCCTTCAACAGTCGAAGCAAACATGACGAACTTATTGTCGGAAACGAAGTTCCGTCGCATAAAAACATAGTCTTCACCAGCACGATAGCTGTTTGAAGGAGCAGACGATAGGGTAATTGTATTGGTCTCATTGGTGATTGAGGAGATGGTTCTGTCTTCATAGGTTCCATCAGATACATCCACAAACCGAATGGTGCTTCCAGTAACGAAATCAGAAGCGTCTTCAACGGTAAAAGATGTGGTAGAACCACCAATAATAGCGCCAGTCAAATATGCCCGTGCTTCGAACTTTTCATCATAAATAACAAGATTGGGAATGTTCAAAAGACCGGAAATGACATTGGTATTTACACCAACAATGGGACTCTTTGTTCCACTAAACAAGGAACCATCACCAAACATGCTCTTCTGCAAAAGTTCACGGATGGTCTTGTCAGCAGCAAGATATTTCAAAACTTGTGTAGAACAAATGGCGTAATCTACATTTGCACCACACGCATCCGAAATAGCCTGCTTTGCATCCATAATATCACCAAGGATATCAGGAGTTGTTCCAGTCCCCCACTTATAGTTCGAAGTTAGAGTAACCTGATGATTAGCAGGAATGCCGTAATCAACACCCAATTTAGTACCGCTTGCAACGTTATAGTTGATGGCGCCATCAAAAAGCATTTTGGCAAACATCCACTCTTTCCTACGCATACAACGATAAGTCAGTCGAGCGGTTTCTTTTGCCAAAGTCGTTCTGGAGTCCTGATATTGCTGGACAGTTCCTGCCTGACGGAGATTATTCAAAAATTCTTCGTCAAAATACATCTTTTCTTTCCAATAAGCTGCTTCAGCCGAATGGGATGCAAGTCCAACAGGAGCCGTCTCAGGAGCAGGAGAACCTGGCGGAACAAAAGGAGTCATTCCACGAGTACCTTCTTGAGACTCCCATTTAATAGTATTGGATACAGCATCAGACTCCGGAAACAAATTCATCAAGAGAAGATTCGGAGGTGCTGTAAACTTCGTTACAAGCCCTTGAAGAACTTCAAGCCTCAGTTCAGGGATATCACTTTGTCCTCTTGGCATAGTCACTCACCACCTTTCTTATTTAATATAAGCATACTGACCAAGAACAGTAATGCTCAGTGCAGACTTCGCAGCGGAATCCATATTTTCCAAAGTAGCCTGATACAGCACACAATTACCAAGGATCATTGTTGTATTAGCTCGCCAAGCATTCGAACCTGTTCCAGTATCAACCGCCTTTTCAAGGATTCCAACAGGAGTACGATATCCTTTGGTCGCCAGATAAGCGAAACGGTCTGTCGTAAAAGCAGCAGTAGGAGCAGTAGTCACAGTAATAGTGGCTCTATTGGACGATCTGGAAATGGCAGTAATAGCTCCAAGATTTTGTGCAGCAGTTGTATTATCGATGACTACAACATCATCGCCAACTTCAAATTTGTAGCTATCATCCACCGAAGTATAAAGATTAGCTTCACCGCTCACAGTATTGGAAATAAGATATGCCCTACCGGGTGCGACTTCATTACCAGTGATCGTGGCAGGATCATAGGGAATGAAAAACCCCTGTCGAACAACAGATGTAGAAGTGTTCATAGCCAAAATGGTTCCAGCAGGAACTACGCCAAACCCACCAGACAAAGTAACAGGAACCTTCAAAGCAGCTTCAGGATTCGAGTAATACAGAACTCGATAATCGGGGCTTTGAATTCCTCTTTTCATACGGGGAGAATCCATAAAAATCACCGCCTTTCGTTATTTAATACCAGCCAACGCAGCAAGATCGGAAATGGTTTTCTCAACAGTTACTTTCGTAGCATCATGAGAGAAACCTGTTCCAATTACTGGAGTTGAAGTCGGAATAAGTTTTTCCCAATCTTCAATCTCTGTATCAATTGCCTTCGAAAAACCTTCCTCATCAAACTTTCCATCCTTGACAAAGTCTGCATGAGAAACATGCTTCCGAACTTTAGGATACAAACTTTCATTTAGAGAAGATTCCGACAATTTGACTGTCCAAATGTTCTCCGCTCGAAGAGCAATTTCTCGTTCGGCACGGATAGCATCCTTTTTCTCCAATTCAAGAACCTTCGCTTCACTTGCCTGGAGTTTCTGAGATAGTTCGGCAATCAAAGTTTCCGTTTCTTGATTTTTTAGAGTGGTCTTGGACAGTTCCGCTTTAACCTCTTCCTGAATTTTTTGAATCAAATCAGGATATTTTTCTTTCAATTCAGTAATATCCATCGGTTTTTCAACCTCCTTCCCAACAACGGTTTCCTTAAAATTCAATTCTAATTCTCCATTAGATTTCGACATTCCTGCAACAGCGGATGATGTATTGGAATCCCAACCAAACACACACACTGAAGCTTCACGATACAAAGATTTCCTAAAAATGGTACCCGGCCCCTTAAACGAATACCCATTCACAGTAGTTTCAACATCCTCATCAAGACGTTCTACAGAAAGAGGGATAATTGAAATGCTTGATTGGAAAGGAAATCCTTGTTTGGACAATGCTACAAACTCATTAGCGGTAGGTGTATCAACCAAAACAGTGGTTTCAGGATCAATGTAAACTCCATCATTCTGTATAACAGGTTTTCCAGAAAATCCAATTCTTCTGTAAATATCATGATCTTCTAAAATCGGAAATTTTTCTCCTTGTACATCAATACCAGAAAGATCAATTGCCAAATCACCCCAATACCAGTGTCCTTTGATAACCGATCCTGAATAAACTTTCATATTCAGTTTTGCTTTTTTCTCAGGTTCAGTTTCTTGTACACTTGTTATTGCAAAACAACCGGGATCAGCGAAACACAATGCATTGGATGAAACTGTAATTTTTTTGTCCATAGCAATCCTCCCAAATTTTGGGAAACTTATAAATACTACAAAAAACTATGAAATTTGACATTTGAAATTCATATACAATAAATACATATTTACTGTCAACTATTATTTTTTAACCAATTTCTTTTTTGCTGGTTTGGTTTTAGTTTTTTCGACAGTGGATTGTTCTTGATCATTTTCAGAAGTGGATTGTTCTTGATCATTTTGATCCGCTGGTTTGGTTTTAGTTTTTTCGACAGTGGATTGTTCTTCATTATTTCCAGGAGTGGATTGTTCTTGATCATTTTGATCCGCTGTTTGTGTTTTATCTTTTGGATTATCTACCGATGCAGCAGCAAAGTCAGCTTCAATCAAAAGATCAGGATAACGTGCATCCTCTGTAGCTTTTTTCAATCTCAAATATCCATATCCACCAATTCCAAGTCTTCTTGCAATTTCAGAATTTGGAATACCGAGAGATGCGGACATATTTCCATGTTTTACACCGAGTAATGCTTTAGCACGAGTTTCAAGGTCAACAGTTTCAGAAATTGGGAAAGAAATCCCAATTAAAAATTCTGGTTTTCTTTTTACCTTCTTGAAAATAGGTTCTTTCTTGTTGTTGAAATCCACTGCTTCTTTTACAGCAAAAACTTCAGGAAATTTTGTGATTTTGGATTTCAAAAAGAAAATATTTCCCCAAAACTCATGTCGCAAAAATCTTTCAAAGTATGCTACTTCATCTGAAGTTCTATCGGACATCGGTCCACGAGATGCTTTTACAGATGCGTATGTTCCTGATGATGTTCCTGTTAAAATATCCTCTGGTTCATTCAATCCTGACGCAATCATTTGCATAATATCAGTATCGGTATTGGATATTGCTGGTAAGGTTGGAGATTTTACATCAACTTTAATACCAGGAGGAAGGATAAGAGAACCTCCAGGTGTTTTCTTTGCTAAAATTCCAGTTTTCTTTCTTTCTTCATCAGATAAAGCTGCCCATTGTTTGAATGCTTTTATATCCTCAAAATTAAATATCCATAAATAACTTCCAGCAGATTTTTTGTGATCAATTTCAAATTTTTTGAGATTTTCGTAATGATTCATCCATTCTAATGTAGTTCTCAAAAATGAAAAATTTCTTTTTTGGACAAATCCTCTGTTCCAGGAAATAATAAAACGAAAATATCCACCAAACTGTTTAAATTTTTTGTTTTTATTTTTGCAATAATCTCCATTAGAATCATCCCAATATGTACTATTTTTTGCTATAGAAATAAGTTCAGGATAACGTGCGATATTTATACTTGGAATTTGGACATATTTTTTGTTGGAAAATATGGGTTCTTCTGAGGATATTTCAATGTTGTAAAATAGAGGGAAGTGTGTCTTAGTTGGATGAAAAATAATTCCAGAATCATCTGATCCACAACCTTTTATGGTTCCAGGATCAATGAAATCAACTTCGATGAATCCATCAGTATGGCAGGATAAACAAAGGAAAAGTTCTCCTTCAATGTTTGCTCGTCCAACAAAGGACGGCCATAAACTATAAAGTTTATTTCTTGGATCATACTCAATTTCTTCAATCACCTCCTGAATATCTTTAATATCAGACGTTACACCAAAATCAAATCCGGTTAATCGTCCAACCAATCCTCGTACAGAAGTATTCATCTGAGGATTTTTACAGAATTTCTTCCAACACTCATCTTGTAGTGTGCTTCGAGATTCAGAATCATCTGTTCCACTACGGTCAATCATGCTAAATCCATCAGGATCAGATTCATAACCATCTGTGGAGTATTGCCAGGGCATAGAAAACTCTTGCGGGGATAATTCATTAAATTCTTCAGTCATATTAACCTCTCACTTTTAGGATTTCTTTTCCTATGTTTTTTAGGAAAAGTCAAGGGATTTGAAAAAAAATAATTCAATAGGTTCCGTATCCAGATTCTCCTTTATAAAAAGCTCCAAAATCCTTCTCATTTGGTTTTCGTCTTCGAAAATGATCAGAAGTTATGTTTCGTCCTCCATACAAACACCATATCAAGGAAAAAATGGTATCATCCTGTACTCCATGAGAATCCTTTTTCTCTGGACTTCCAAACCATTTTTTATTTTGATCGTGATCAAACATCAAAAGTTCTTCCCTCAAAATATCATCCCCTTTTGTTCCTGGAACAAAAACCTTTGGTGATTTAAATCGTCCTTGTTGGATAGCAATAAAAAGTTCTTTGAAAGCCTCTCTCTGTTTATCGTAGGTTGGAAATACTGGTTCAAACAAAATTCCTTTTTCCTCTCCCCAATTCACCATATCCCAGGAACCATATCGTTCACTACACAGAACGTCTATTCCATCCAACGCCCAGTTTATCTCTTCCAAATAATCCTTTGCAAGGTCAAGAGAATTATCAGGAACAGCAAATATTCCAACCACAAAATAAATATAACGTGGATTCAATAAATCCATGCTTGCAACGATATGTGGATTTTCTTTGCTATTGATCAATCCCTTAGCAACCACTGTAACGACACTACGAGCCCGAATATGCTTTGCAAATGGATCAGCCATATCGAGACCTGCCAAAAGAGCAAAGTCTGTTTTAAACACGTCTGAGAGAGTCAGAAGATCATCTAAACGCATGGGTCTCGGTTGCCTGAAATCGTCACAAAGACGATATAATTTATCCATTGGATTTAAACGAGCTTCGCAATTTTTAATTTTGTTTTGAAATATAGAAATAGTTTTGTTTTGATTGGATATATCCATTATCTTGTTTTGAAGATCGGATATGGCTGTCATTGCCTCTTTTCTATCCTGAAGTATGGATACAACAGTTTCATGATTGAATTCATATCCATCCGCACCAATGAAACCTATTTCATCCACCATTTCGTCAGAAAAAACCTTTTGTCCTCCTGCTTCCCAAAGATTTTGGAAATATCTTTCAAATTCTCCAAATGGAAATTTAGATCGATAATCCTCCAATTGGTCTTGATCCATATTTGGGTTCCAATAATCTTCCTGTAATCCTCTCAAACTACATCGATAGGAAAAATAAACTGTCTTGGTTGTTTGTGCTAACCATCCAGTATAAAGTTTGTAGAGGATATGATCTTTGGTGGATACAGTGGAGTCGATTACACCAAGAGCATTCGGAATATTACGGATAGAACCATCAAGTTGGATGAAAAACTTTGGATTTTTCATATCAAAGATTTCTGAAAATGTGTATCCTGTAATGTTGGATACAATACCAGAAAAGGAGGATATAGATCGAACAATGCTTTTTATATTTCCATTGGAATCAGTAAGACGAAATTCTTTTTCTTGAATGTTCTTTTGTCCACCAATCATATCCAACAACATTGGAGAATTAAGGATAATATCCCGCATAATATCAAAGTGGACAAACTTGACCTGATCCCTGGAATTTGCTCCAAGCATAATCTGTTGACGAGGCCAATTAAAAAACTTCCAAAGTTGGATAAGACACGCTACGAGACTTTTGGCCTCTCCTCTTTCCCAACACAAAATTATCAGACGATACCTAAATCGTCCTTTTTCCATCTGAAGAGGTTCACGAAGAGCTTCTTTAATTTTTGTCCAAAAGAAATGTGGACTCCGTCCAGTTTTTGGATTTGGAGTTTTTGGAAGATTTCTAAGAGGACTCCAAATAGCAGAATCAAATCCTTCTTGGTAAATTGGAATATAAACAAAATCTTCACACCATTTTACAAATCCTTCCCATCCATTTCTGTAGGATGCAATTCTCGAAGCAGAAATTTCATTGGATAAATCCTTTGAAAACGTTTTATTGGATAAATCATCATTTATGTTGTCCTTAGACTTTCGCTTCAAGAGCCTGGACATTGGCGCCTCCCTCAATCACTTCGTAGTACGATTTGCCATTAAAAAATCCAACTTGTTTCAAAGGACGAATTTGATCTGGTTTGGATACATCAAAACCTATGGCTCTCCATGTTCTCTCGATTGCTTGGATAGTATCACGAATTTCCTTGAAAAGAGGAGTAATCTTGATGTCTCCACGACTTGAAAATGTGGTTACATCAACAGCGGCAAATTCGGCCATTTTCAATCGACAAAGAATTTTGTACAAGGGGATTAGGTGCAGGCCAATTCTATATGCAACGTCTTCTGTCATCTCCTTTGGATAATTGCGTAGCAACATATCCAACACAGAAGACATATATTCGTATATAACCTCACATTTGTTCAATTGATCGTTCTCAGACAAAAATTTGCATATAGAAGAACAGCCACATTTCTCTGGATCGCATGGATTTACAGCATTCCAATAAATCATCTCTCGGATGACTGTTTCTCCATTCTTTACTGTTCCGCCTATTCGTTTTTTTGCAACAATGTCTTTCATGTGGACAAATCCTCTTTTAGGTTGAAATTATGAAAAATTTTTGGAATTTCCCATAATTTTAGTACAAAATATACAGATTTTATGAAAAAGTCAAAGGATTTTCGATTTTTTCATCAAAATCCATGAAAAAAGGACAAATTTAATTAAAATTAGTGGATTTATCCAATAAAATTTAATTGGATAAATCAAAAGTTGGATAAATATTTTATTGGATAAACAAATTTCATTGAAAAAAACAATTTATTATACAATCGTTGGATAAATATTTGTTGGATAAATCAAAGTTGGATAAATATTTGTTGGATAAATCAAAGTTGGATAAATATTTTGTTGGATAAATCAAAGTTGGATAAATATTTTGTTGGATAATTGGATAAATAAAATGTTTATCCAACAGAATTTTGTTGGATAGTTGAGTAAACAAATTTTGTTGGATAAAACAAATTATTTTCCATATTTATCCAACTTGGTTCGAGATACCCAGTTTTTGGTCCGAAAACTGATTCAGGAATAGCTCTAAAACTAACTGAGAGCCTCAAGGATCAAAATTATCATGGTGGGGAAGAGAATCACACCAGATCAGATATGGTTTGGCTTATTCGGACTATCCACGGCCTTAAAATCGATCTTTAATACGCGTGCACGAGTACTCGCGCAAATATATACGCGCGCACGAGTACTCGCACAAGTACTCACGCGCGCGCGATATCCTGGATATATAAATCCTAATAACAAGATCCTCCTGATTGAAATAATATCTAAATATGAATATTAAATTTCGTTAGAAATTTAATATGAAGATTTGGATATTATTTCAATTGTTCGCGAAAAAATTTTTCGAAAAATTTTGAAATTTTGATTCTATCCAAAAAATTTATCCAAAAAATCTATCCTGTTCCAAACTGGAACATCACTTGCAGAAAGTTTTTGTGCTCAGGTTGTTATGCAGCTACAGGCTTGCTTCGCAAGCCTTTGCTCATAACAACCATCGCACAAAAACGGAAAACCTTACGAAACTGCAGTATATGGCTTGCTTCGCAAGCCTATACTTTGTTTCTCCAGGTTTTCGGGGAGAGACTTCGTTTCATTTAGCAAGAGATGGATAAGACCAAGAAATGTGCAGGATCACTTGATCAAGGATTTATCCTCGGTCCATACTTGATTTATCCTCGATCAAGTATTTTGGATAAAATCTAATCTATTATCCTCTGATCCTGCCTTCAAATTTTTGAAAACATTACGTCCACGTCTTGTTTGTGTTTTATTATACGTGATCGTGATATTATCCTCCTCCTTGTATTTACGTTTTCTCCTCTTTTTTTGTTTGTTTCTATCCAATGAGTTTTTTGGTGGTGGAGTATAGGGACCAATCCTATGTTGAGTTGGGTTTGCAATCAAATAATCCAACTCATCCAACAACTGCATAAGTTCAGGATTGCATGGATAGTTCTCTCTATATGTTCGAACAAGTTTCTCCAAACTTAATTTTTTGATTACATCCACATAAACAACAGTCATATTGAATCCCTCCTTTCTTGTTTTTAAGGATAAAATATATTACATATATTGCAAAGTCAATATTTATATCCAACAAAACCAAAATATTTATCCTCCTTGTTGGATAAATCTTTGTTGGATAAATTCTTGTTGGATAAATCCTTGTTGGATAGTTGGATAAATCAAAATTTATCAAAAAATTAAAAAATCAAACAATCAGATTTTAAAAGGATTTGTAACTGTTTGATTTTTATGCAAAACAAAAATTTCAAACAAACAAAAAACAAAAAAATTCGATAAAATTCCGTCAAAATTCTCTAAAATTGTAACCGTTTGATTTTTAAGGATTTCATTCAACCACCATTCAATCTCTGCACATGGGGCGAGGGGAAAATCAAAAAATAACACCGAACAGACATTCATTTATCCACCTCGATAAACATTGACTCCAGCAAAACCAGCATTCATCGTTATCCAACCAAATAATACAATTTTTCCCAATTATCCAACCAAAAACACTGTATCCACACAGATTGTCAGATTCCACAGAAAATCCCCCAAAAAATTAACCATCTGATTTTACACAAAATAAAAAAATCTGTTCCTATATGCAGAAAAATCAAAATTCAAAAATTGTATTTTTCACCAAAATCAAATGAGTTGGATAAATGAAAATCAAACAAGAAAGGATAAATAATTTCAAAATAAACACTAAGAGGATAAGAAAAAATAAGGAAGGATAAACAAAAACAAGAAAGGATAAATAATTTCAAAACAAAGGATCAAAATAAAAGAATCCAAGAACAAACTAAAATACACAGGAAACAAAAACAAACGTAAGGAACAAAAAATTTTGTATGTTTATCCAATTTGCAAAATCTATCCAATTTTCCCCATATATCCAAAATCCACAAAAAATTTTCCCCACATATATAAAATCCACAAAAAATTTTGTTTATTTATCCAATTTTCCCCATATATCCAAAATCCACAAAAAATTTTATGGTGAGGTGCCATTTCTGACAACAAAAAAACATCCCAACATTCCCCATGTGGGGGATAGGTAGGATAGCCAAACGGAATTGGCTACCCTACCCGATGGGAAAGTCAAACCATTACATCAATGGTTTGACGTGTTCCCAGTACATCTTAACCGTACTACGTTTCCATCCTTCTAACTCAGTTACGTTTTCTGGTTTTAATGATGTCAAATTCCAGGCATCACCATTATAATTGTAAAGATAAGACCTAATTTTTTGATACGCTTTGCGGCTTTTCTCATCTAACCGTTTCGGTTCAATGCTGCCATTTAAGGCACAAGCAATTGATCGGAAATCAACCGACAATGTCGATGTCGTCATTGACGATGTCGATGTCGATGTCGTCATTGACGATGTCGATGTCGATGAACCCTTCAACCTACGCAAGCGCTTTTCCAACGCTTGCATCTTTTCTTTGATCAGTTCCAATTCTTTATACGCTGCTTGTGTGTACAAGCAGCGTTCGTACTCTTTAACGTCTTGTAAAAACCCCTTCCTTGCTTTCCGTTCCAATGTTGCCAGCAGTTTTTCCCGACGTTCCTTTTCCGCCATTTCCTTTTCCGCCTTTACTTCTGCTGTTTCCTTCATTTCCTTTTTCATTTGCCTTCTCCTTCTAATTATTTGATTTTCCTTCTGTTTCCATTATTTTTTTTTCCTATGGGAAAAACAGAAGGAAAATTCCCATAGGAAACAGGCAAACCATCAATTATCAAAGAACGCCTATATACTATTTGATTCTCTTATACGTCGATTTATTCAATAGGTCAAGAGAAAAATGATATTTTTTATATCCCCTTGAAGACTGATTCAGGAAACAGGGTTTTTTGGCAAACAGAATCGGAAATATGCCAACGTCTATTGGGAAAAATCGACTTTGGGAAAGTAGGACGAAACGTCATAAATCGGATAGGCATTCAGAGAATGGACATCCGTTCAGAAAGAGGACGTCCTGTTCACAACAAGGACACCCCATTCCAAAAGAGGACGTTTCGTTCCAAAAGAGGACGTCCTGTTCACGAATCGGATATCCGTTCAGCGAATAGATATCCGTTCACAAAGCGGATATGCAATCAGCGAACGGATATGCAATCACTAAATGATCCTCATTCAGGATATCCCATCCTAAAAGTCCATGGATAAAGTTTTGGGAAAATCGAAATTTTGTCCTTAATCGGCAAACGCCGGAACCACATCGGGAAAATTGGATCCTAATTTTGGGGATAATTTGGGTTTTGGGGATAAATATCTTGGGGGATAAGCAAATTTTGTATTACGGGATATCTATACCTTCTGTTTTTGTGGATTGGGGAGAGTTTATTTTTTGGGGATTGGGGATAGTTATGGAATGGGGATAGATTGGGGGAGTTGGATATTATCCTCATTTTTATGATGTTATGGGGATCATGTTCCTTTGGTTTTCTTTGAATACCGTGTTTAAATGGCGTGAGAGACGTTTTAGACGATACCAAATGGCAAGACGATAAAACGTATGGTTTGCTGTTGAAGTAGCTCTTAAATGGCTTGAGAATCGTTTGATTGAGCTTTTGGTCTGAACGGGTAATTCGATTCGATTCGATTCGATTTATTTCATTTTTTACTTGATTCGATTAACGTTTTTTGATATGACGATACCGGTATCAGCATTATGTTGATGTCGATCATAGTAAATGCTCGATTTTACTGTGATCATGTTCTTTTCTTTCCCCCATTTTTCCTACCTTGCCTTGGATACTATCCCGTTTTCGGGATAAGTCCGGTTTGGATAGGTTTCCTTCCTTTTGGAATTGGAAACCGTAAGGAATCCCCGGTAATCTATAGAGATATAGCCTCTTGGGATGCCCTGTTCAAATACAGCATGGTACGGCATAATGACATATTCAACATTGTTGGATATGCGACCATCCGCAAGATGGTTCCCGCCTCCATTGGATATTGTTCCAATGTGGATGGCTCTTTGACAATTAGGGATAGTTGGAGGAACAGCGGTATATACGATGTTCCAGTATGGACAGCCGCAGGCATAGAGAAGGCGGATAGCATCCTGCAAAAGTTATTGAGCGGATAGCAAGATTGCTTTTGTATAGCTAACATATTGAAATATTACGATATATTGCATCGGGAATCACTCAATTATCCAATTGCCTTGTTCAATTGGATAATGAGTTTGTTCTATGATCCGATTCCAATTTGTTTGTTTTGTTAAAGCTTATTGGAATTGGATATAACATGGTTGAATTTATGCCATGTTGGACATCTGCTATCCTGAATCAATCATGCTATAGATGGGTACTTGTAGTGCCCATCTATAGTATATCCCACATAAAAAAGCATATATAATTATACAAGTTTTGTATAATTATATATGCTTTTTTTGTTCCTGATCTTATCCAAAAGGAGGAGACCATGAGATGGTTTTTCGTTGTGAGGAGAAACAAGGGTTGGGAGATGTCCCTCAGAGTGCATAGGGGGGACATCGTAGTTGGATGCTCAACATCTCCCCGAGAAGGGGGGATGTTGTGCAAAGAATGTAGGGACAGGAAGTGTCCCTACAAGAAATTGTGCAAGTAATAATGGGGGATAGGAAATAAATCCTATCCCCCATTTCTGTTTGTACAAACTATAAATAAATTTTCAAGGAGGAGAATATGAAAGCTGTCCGATGGTTGGGATTGTTCGGAGAGATTTCGAATTTCTCCGAATCTCTGAAGTGGGAGCTCTCCCAGACAAAGGAGGAGGTTTGTGCAGAAATCCTCCGAAAGGATGGGAGAAGTAGAGTCCCACAGAAGTTCAAGACAATGATCGGCCTTAGAGTACATCCTAAGGCCGTTGTTAAAGTATTCAAAGGGGATGTGTTTTCCTACAAGGACGATAATGGTCGTCTGCGTAAGCAAAACAATCCCAAAGGTAGGTATAAAGAGGGATGGGTATTCCCTCAATACATAGGATTCGTGCTGTATTCTGAATACAGTACGAATCCAATCGATTTTTTGTATAAGGAAGAGTGGGAGACCTTACGATGGTTCTCCCGAAACCATAAACTTCCCATTTATGTCCTGCGAAATGGGGAGTTTAGTTTGCTATATGGGGAGGAAACTAAAAAATAGGATCATGGTGATCCATGCAATATCCGTATGAGGCAGCAGAGAGCTCTCCTCATATGTCCCCGTGGGACAAAGGGTTGCATGGACAAGGTGGTGAAAGTCCACGACACCGAGCTATCCCACTTAGCTCGTAAAAGTATAAAGTGGGCGTGCTAAGGATATGTGCGAGACCCTCCAGAATATCCTCCTGCAGTAGGACGACCCAACGCTGCTTGTACAAGGACAAGGTCGTTATGGGATGAAAGGAGAATGCTCATGAAAAGAGCAAGAGATCATCCCAATAAAAAGAAAATCCCATTCTATCCCTATATTGGATAGAATGGGATTTTTATTTCCTAAACAAAAACAGGATAATGTTATCCTGTTTTTGTTTAGGAAATAAAATATAAACACAAAGGAGAATCCCATGCCAAGTACATCCAATATGAACATGTCCGATTTGTTTAATGGGAATGGTCGTATTGCTCTTACGGAAAACCTTGTCCCGATTAACAAGATCGGACAAGTTGGACATTGTTGTATTTGTAGGGAGACTTTGAAGGGGGTATACTATGATGTCCACCGTCTTGGTGAATATCATAGGATTTGCGTCTCCTGCTTCCAAAGTGCTTGGATGCGGGAATACGCAAGAAATGTTATTGAGAGGACGGTCTTCCTGAATTTTCGGTCTGAGGATTTTATCCAATCCGCAGACATTGTTTCTACTACATCTGGAGATAGTAGGACATGTTGTAGGTGTGGACAGCCCATCAATTCCTATAACTATGGTTATAGGATACATGGCACATCCAACTTTTATTGTGCCCCATGCGGGTACAATATCCTCTATAATAGGGGGATAGTCCCCAATACAGCTCCTGAAGGTCTCAGGAGACTTCCAAACATAGAGTTTGGAAGGGGAAGAGGAGGGAGGATAATTGAGGTTATATCCTCCTCAGATTATATGTCCGAAATGGAAAGTGAAAGAAATAACAATCCTCAAATTTCCACAACCCTAACACACTCCAATCCCCAGTTGAAGTTTTTTGGGGATGCCCTATGGGTGGGGTTGGAATTGGAGGTGGAGTTCCCATCCGTTGTGGATAGGGACACTTTTATCATTGAATTCAAGGACAATAGCTTCCTGTCCGAATATGGTTGGCTGAAGTCGGACAGTTCGCTGTCCTACTTGGGGGTTGAGATTTGCTCCCACCCAATTTCATGGGAGCTTTGGAATAATGGGGATGGGGACAAATTTCTGTCCGATCTCATAAATCTTGTACAAAAATTCGGTGGTAAAGGACTTGATCAGAACAAGTCCTCGGCAGGTCTTCATATATCCTTTGACAACTCCTGGTTTAAATGGGGAGATGTCCAAAGGATATATGAGTTTTGTTATGGGGATGAGAATTATGGCAATTTCTTTCTGCTATCCCAAAGGGACAGCAGAGATTCATTGAATACCTATGCTCATCCAAAACCCTATGCCGAGTTGGATGAAACCTTGAACGCTATCCAACGAGGATCGTGTACGAGGTATTCGATCCTAAATACGAACAATCAAAACCGAAAAGAATTTCGGTTATTCAATTCTGTTGTGAATAAAGGATTCATCCTTGCCGGAATGAAGTTCCTGCAAGGTATGTTATCCTACGTTAGGAAGTTCCATGAACACAGGGATTTTCTAAAATGGGATAACATGAGAAACATCCTTATAAACGAAGGGTATGGGGATATCTTCCTTCGTGAAGATATCCTCGATGAAGAATAGGAACAAAACCCAATATCCAGTGTGCAACATTGCATACTGGATATTGGATGCATTGGATAATGCCAAAAGGATAGATAGGAGAATGTCTCCTATCTATCCTTTTGTTGTTATCTATCAAACGAAAGGAGGGATACTGCTATATCCTGCGTTAGGCTAAAAATACAGGTACTACATTCAAAAATTGGATTGTTCTCCCTAACTATCCAATCTTTGAAAGGTTTGTATATGTATTGCAAGCTAACGTAGGAAAACCTTGGATATAAGACGATGTATCCAAGGGTTTTATTGTTATTGTTTCTATAGGTATAGCTATAGAGGACATAACTTCTAACATAAACTATCCAGCTATACATGGATAGGGAAAGGACAGTATGTGCATCATAATTTCTAATTGGGGAGCAAAAACCATAGAGGAGGATATCCTCAAAAACAGTTGGTACAACAACGATGATGGTGCAGGTATAGTATACTTGAACCATGATCGTTTGTTTGTCCAAAAGGGGATAATGACGTTCCAAGATTTTCTGGATGTGTATGACAAAGTGAGGATGTTTCCTCACGTTATACATTTCCGTATTGGAACATCAGGAATGGATGCAAGAGGATGTACGCATCCGTTCCCAATCACTAAAAACCATAATGTACTCAATACCTGTTCCTATTCCACAAATGGGATTGTTCTTGCCCATAATGGAATCCTTGGACAGGGTGAAGGCGTATTATCGGATACACAAGTCTTTGTAAGAGACTTTATGTATCCGTTGTGCAAGGTAGTAGGGGATAAGATCATGTCCAATAATAAGTATGTTAAGGACTTGATCGAGTCTCAGTTAAAAGGAACAAGCAGAATAATCCTGGTACATCCGAAATTTGGAGCCAGGATATTCGGGAAAGGTTGGATAGAGGAAGATGGTATTTTCTATTCCAATCGATCTTTCTCCTACAGTTTTATGTTGGATTTTTCGAAATCCGACAAATTCGGTTTCTGTGAATGTAGTATCTGTGGAGACCTGTATCGAGAAAGGGATTGGGATAGATATTTGTTTAGGATGGATGCGGACGAACTATCGGAGTTGGACACAATTTTCGATGAAGTGTGTCCAAAGTGTTATTACGACATGGTGGATACTCCTACAAAATGGGAGGATAAACCATGACAACAATAACACGTATTTTGGGGATATTGATCCTTATCGGTTTCCTATTCACAAGAGGAGGATGAAATGCCAAACGATCAAGTGAATGTAGTAGAAGAGGACGCTGTAGTGGAAGAGGAGACGTTCCGTTGTGTGGGATGTCACGAAGATATTACAGAAGAAAATATCGCGGTTAGATTAAATGATCGCCTCGTAATTTGTCAGGATTGCGAGGATGATTTTTCATTATGTCCTGAATGCGGGGAATATTATAGGAGTGAGGATACTCACATCCACTGTGTGGAATGTGGGGGGTTAATTGAAAATGATTGGGACATTGGGATTTGTGGAGGGGGAACCGAGGCTCCCAATAATTTGGGAGATGATGATGTGTTATGCCAGTCATGCTCCGATGATTATTACTTCTGCGATTATTGCAGAAGATACGTCCTCAGGGACGATGATCATTACCATTGTCCACAATGTGGGACTCTCCTCCTCAACGAGGGGGATAGTTGTCCCAATTGTGCACGAACACCGGAATCGGACGGTTTATACCATGTGAACCCTCCAATGAAGTATCACTATCTCGAAGATGACCCAATGGGACAGTATATCGGGATAGAGTTAGAGTTTGAGGTGAACGTTGAGGACGACGAGTATAATAGGAGAGACTTAGTAGATTGGTTTAAAACTTCTAAGTATTCCTTTCATTTTTGGATGAAATCGGACGGCTCTCTGTCCTCCGAAGGAGGAGTTGAGTTATGCTCCCATCCAATGACTTGGAATTATTGGAGGATATATAGTATACAGTTGTTAGAGGAATTGGTTGATGAATTGTCCAGTAGAGGAGCATCTGCCTGGAACCAGAAAACATCTACGTGCGGAATTCATCTATCCTTTTCCAACGACTGGTGGGAAGGATCCTCCCATTTAGGGAGAACATGTAGGTGGATATATGAGAATAGAGATTTTATCCACAGCATATCCTGCAGAAAGCAGGAGCAGTTAGATCGGTGGGCAGATCCCAAGTACTATTCGGACAAATGGGATGCCTACAAAACAGGAGTTAAGAGGTATGCCCCCAAGAGATACCTTGCGCTCAATCTCTCCAATAATAGGAGAGTGGAATGTAGAATATTTCGGTCTTCCTTAAACATTGAGAGGATAAGATCATATATGGAAATATCCAAGGCTATAATCGAGTTTACAAGAGATAATATAGGATTGAAAGCCGATATTCCATCCTTTTTCAAGTTTATTTCAAAACAGAGAGGACAGTATAGGCATATCCTCAAGAAGTATGCCGATGTATTTGAAGAGTACATAGGATAGAAGGGACAGGAAATGGACTTTCTAATCCTACTCATAGGAATACTAATTGGATTATTGTCTGGTATAAAGTCTTTATCCTACATCCTGAAAATGGATTAGGATATATCAAAGGCAAACCTCTGGACGACGGAGATATCCAAGTTTGCCAAACCTGCGCACCGCTCATGGCCGTCCTTGATGTGCGCAAAACTTAGGAGAAGAGAATGGAAACAACGATTATTGAGACAATCCACTTTGTCCGGGGTATTTTTGTCCGACAGCTTTATGTCGGACAAGAAGATATCCTCCTGATGAAAATCAGGGAGGATAATAAGAGGTTGGTTTTTGGAGAGGACTTCCAGTTGTATAAACTGGAACCACGAGAAGGCGAACCTGAAGTGTGGGATCATTCCCACATTTGGGATAGTGGACATTGGGAACCCATGCACTAATTGAATACTGTCCTGTATCCATAGTGGATACAGGACAGTATCCAAAATATTCAAATATCCGATTTATCCAACGAATATATAGGTTGGATAGATCGGATATGTTGGATAGATTGTATATGTTGGATATGTTGGATAAATAAAATACCTTTACAAACATTATCCATAAACGAAAACTATAGGGGCCACATTTAGCATTTGAAATCATAGGGGCCACATTTAGCATTTGAAATCATAGGGGCCACATTTAGCATTCGAAATCAATCTCAGCAACCACATTTAGCATTCGAAATCACAGGGGCCACATTTAGCATTTCATTTTGTTTTTTAAATATGTTATGAAAAATATGAATTTTTTGTTGACAAAAGTAAAATTGCCTGATATTTTTTCGACAAAAATGAATCTGACTCTAATAGAAAGGGGAAAACGCCAACAAACAAAATAAAATAAGATTGGATAAATAGTCAAAACAAGATTTGGACAAACCAGGAACTAAAACCCAAAAATTCAAAAGGAGGATATTATGAGTAGATTTTATGGAAATTTACAAGGAGATAAAGGAGAGACAACACGATGCGGACACAAAACAATCACCTCTCATGTGAGAGGATGGAATTTTGGAGTTCGGGTCACTGGATACATTAACAACGATGGAGAAGATTGCTTCTACATCGAACTCACTTCTGGTTCCAATGGTGGTGGGGGAAATAAATTCCTTGGGAATTTTACCAGAAAAGATTTGGGAGAATGAATCAATTTGGGGGATACAATTTCGATTTAGTATCCCCCAAAAATACAAGGAGGATTAGATGATATGCAGAATATGTGTCCACTATCATAAAAAAATATGCAAAATAAAGCAAAGGGAGATAAAACCAGACACACCGAAATGTGATAATTTTATATTATCCAAAACCATTGTTTGTATAAATGATCAGTGTTTTTTGGATATAGAAGCTTGTTTAGCCAGACGTAGGAAATATAAATGTCATTGTAAATATGGCGATGCAGTGAGAATTTTTGTTGGACAAACAACGGATAAAACCAAAAAATTAATAAGGAGAAACAAATCATGCGTACAAGCACAACCGAAGACATCGCAGAAGCCTACAACATTTTCTTTGGAACAGACACCTTCACAGAATTTGATGAAACAGGATACGAATATCAATCCTTCAATCAAGAAACGGCTATTATTAAAAGGGAAAGTTTCGAAAAAGAATTAACCAAAGAGGCCAAAGAAGTTATTGAATTCATCATAAATTGCCCAAATGAATTATTGGACATAGATGTTCGTGGATTGACATGGAACAAAATTGTTCAACTTCTTATGAAAAGAGGTTGGTCAAATTATCGTTTACGAATCATTAACAAAGAAATTAGACATTTCTTGAGGACAATATGAAATCGAAAAAGAGAATTACCATAGAAAAGTTGGATGCAACCACCTCAAAAATAGATATGGGGGATTGGTCGATAATTGAACCTTGCTTGTCGTACAAATCTTTTTATTACAAGCAGGGGAGATTTCGAAAAGAGAGGATAGATTATATCAAAAAATGTGTTTTATATAAGCGGGGGAAATACGCTTATATTCTATCCGGATTTATCCCGAGGATAAGAGAATATTTATCGACAAAGGGGATTGGTCTCGAAGTTTATGAGGAGGAACCAATTGAATTCAGCTTTGATGTTATGAAAGCAGTTCGAATGTTTGCCAAGAAACAAATTGAACTGCGGGATTATCAATTGGAATTGATCGAAACAGGATTAACCAAAAAACATGGAATAATAAAAGCTACTACGGGGACTGGTAAATCTTTTATTATTCTTGGATTGATTGCAAGTCTTGGAAGACAGGCAAATTGCCTCATTCTCTGCCATAATTCATCTATTGTCCAACAGCTTTATTCTCAATTGAAGACCTTCTTTACTGCCGATTCTGTTTTGAAGCTGACGGGGGATACACCAGATGAATTAAAAATAAAAAACTTTGATAAAAGGATTGTGGTTGCAACTATCCAATCTTTTGTAAAGATTTCACCGGATTTTTATATTGATTATTTCTTTGCAGTTTTTGTGGATGAAGCTCATCGAGTTAGTTCGTTAGAAGGACAGTATTCATTTGTTTTATCCAAGATGCTTGCACCGATAAGATTAGGGTTTACATCCACCCCACCGAATCAAGACGATGCTAAATTTGCCTATGAGGGCCTTTTAGGGCCGATTATAGGCGAGCTTCCTTTAGAAGAGGCCATGAGTAAGGGGGTCATAGCAAAGCCTCGTATTAGGCTTGTTAGGGCGCAATTTCAGCCTGGTTTGAAAGACCTGAGAGACTATGTTCAGGTTTACTATGAAGGGATAGTTGCAAATGAAAGCAGGAATCAACAAATTCTTGATATTGTGCAGGACATAATTGATAGGGAGGAGACAGTTTTAATTTTTGTAAATAAAATTGAGCATGGGGAGAACCTTGTTCGAATGGCAGAACAAAGGAATTTATCCTTGTTTTTTGTGCAAGGTTCATCCTCAGTAGAAATACGAGAACGAGTAAAATCAGAACTAAATTTAGGTCTGATTAAAGCTGTAATTTGTACTACAGTATGGAAAGAAGGAGTGGATATTCCAAATCTGCAAAATGTAATAAATGCAGGTGGAGGAAAATCAGAAATCTCTGTTCTCCAGTCTATTGGAAGAGGATTACGAAGAACAGAAATAAAGGATTCATTGACGATATATGATTTCTTTGATTCTGGTCATTATTATCTTGTAATGCACTCCGGAGAAAGACTGTGCATTTATTTTGAACAGGAGTGGCTATGAACTTTGAAACAGTGGATATAATCGAATATTTTGAATCTTCTGGAATCAGTTATACGGTAACAGGAAAAAATCTTTCCAAGGGTTGGATTGGAATTCGTTGCCCATTTTGTGATGATCATTCCAATCATTTAGGGATTCATCTTGAAAGCAAAGTTTTTTCTTGTTTCAAATGTGGCACAAAAGGAAACATTATTAAACTGATTCAAGAGTTGGAGGATGTGGATTGGAAAAAAGCTATTTCTATTATCCAACAATATTCTGGTTCTGTTTTGAATTATGAAAACAAGCAGGAAATAGTATCCAATAAATTTCCAAAAATGAATCCTTTAGGTGTTTTACACAAGGAATATCTTGCTTCTCGTGGTTTTGATCCAGAATTATTGGAAAGAAAATATAAATTAAAGATAGGGGGTAATTTTACAAAATATCAAACTCGTTTAATTATCCCGTTCTTTGAAAATAGACGAATGATCACGTTTACAAGTAGGGATATTTCTGGAAAGTCTGAAATAAAATATTTGCATCCATCAAGAACTGAAACTGTGATCACTCCAAAAGATACAGTTTTTAATATCGACACAGTTCGAAATTCTTGTTTGGTTGTGGAAGGATGTTTTGACGTTTTTCGAATGGGGGATGGTGCAGTTTCTTTATCTGGTACTAAATATACACAAAGACAGGTTAGTCTATTATCCAAGATCGATAGAGTTTTTGTTTTATTTGATCCAGAACCTGTTGCACAAGCACAGGCAAAGAAACTTGGAAATGAATTATCATTTTTAACGAGAGTGGAGGTCATACAACTTGATCTGGATAGAGACCCTGCTGATATGACTGAACAAGAGGCTATTGAATTGAAAAAGGAGCTTTCTCTATGAAATTTTTAAATTGTTACACCAAACTTTTTGGGAAAAAGAGAAGAAATTTGTTTTTGAAAACAATTATTGAGATGAATTATCATTCGATCAACAATTTTTGCGTTAAAAATGATATATATAGACACAGAATT